TTTAGGCGGACCTGTTCCGCCTGTTTGCCATGCCATTTTTTCGTTTCTTGATGTGTTATGCATGTCCTTTATACCTCGATTTTCGAATGGCTGGAGGAAGCCAAGCCCTATCTTAATGACATTGACGTTCCCCCTGCAAGCCGGTGCGTTTTCCCGCAAGGCTCAAATCCTGGCATGGGCTTGAAAAGGTTATGATGTCAACCGGCTCCAGATCGTCGCCATGCATCCGGCTGATGTCCCCATAGTGCTTGATGAAGGGCATCCGCTTGGTGACCACCCTGATAGGGAAAGGCTCAATCTCACTCGAAAATATAGGCTGTATGCCAGCCATCAGGCCACCCAATTCAAAACAACCAGAGCCTGAAAAAAGGCTGCCCAGCGTCAATGGTTTCTGCTCGTCCAAACGAATCAGCCTCCCTGTTTTGCCGACATGCCATCCAGAGCCTTGCCAATGAGCCACAAAGCACCGTCCACGGCACAGGGCAGGAACACACGGTCACGGAACTTGCACCAGCCCGTCTCCCGTTCCGAAGATTCACGGAGAGCCGCCGTATAGACAGCCGCCACTTCCTTCACAGCGGGCAGAGCCTCGCCCCGTAACCAAAAAACGGAGGCTTCCTTTGCCTCCGTCTTTACAAATTCCGCTACATGATTTTTCAGTTCGTTCTTGATAGCCTCGATCTTCATAATCAGCCAACCTCCAATTCATAGTCCGTCACGCCACGGGCAATCGCACGGGCGAAATCATCCTGCCGGGTACGGAGCAGTTCCTCGTCATAGGAATTATCCACGAACGCAGTCTCTATGAGAACACTGACAGCATCGGTGTTGTTCAGCACATACAGGCTGGTGTCGGTATGGGGGACAGCACCCTTGGCTCCACGGTCGGTCGTGCCGAGAGCGTCCACAATCTGCCGCTGAATGCACTCGGCGAGCCGTTTGCCGTTTCTGCTGGTATGGTAGTGCCAGACCTCTGTGCCGTTGGCCATCTCGTTGAAGGCATTGCAGTGAATCGACAAAAATAAATCCGCGCCGAGATTGTTGGAGGACTGTACTACCTCGTAAAGGCTGTCCGATTGCAGATTGCCAATAACCTCCACTCCGGCGGCAACGAGATATTTCTCCACCAAATCGGCGATGTTCTTGGCAACATCGCACTCCCTGAGTCCCGTGATACGGTTGCTTGCGCCGGGGTCTGGATTGCCGTTAGGGGCGTGTCCGGGGTTCAAATATACACGCATTACGATTCCTCCTTTGGCTTGGGTACATCAGCGTAGGGGATTTTCTTCCCGTCACGCTCCACAAATACATCATCAAAACTGCCGTCATGGGCTGCGGCATATCTCGCCACAGCCACGTCCACGAATTTCGGCTCCAATTCCACGCCGTAGCAGATGCGCCCCAACTGGTCGCAAGCAATGAGAGTCGAAGCGGAGCCTAAAAAGGCATCGAGGACGAGGCTGTTCGTCTGAGTGCATTGGCGCACCAAATAAGCGATAAGCGGCACGGGCTTGCTGGACGGGTGGCCGCAGCCATCTTTCTTGCTGTTCTTGATGCGGTCGAACTCGAACACGCTGGTCTGCTTTTGGTCGCCATACCATTTGTGTTTGCCGTCCTTTCGCCAGCCGAATACAATCGGCTCATGGATATATTTCCAATCGGTGCGAGTAAGGACGAGACGGTCTTTCTTCCAGACCAGCCCTGCGCCAACTTTGAATCCGGCATCCTCAAAGGCATCGAACACCAGCCGTGTCTTTGCCGTTGCGTAGAAGGAGTAGATGGAGGCATCCTTTGCCATCGCATCGTGGAGGCAACGGTAGGTCTTGAGCAGGAAGTCATAGCCGTCCTTGTCGGAAAGGTCATCGTTCTTGATTTTCCCGGAGGAACTTTCGAGCGAGACAAAATACGGTGGGTCTGTGCAGACAAGGTTGACTTTCTCGTTGCCGAGCAATCGCTGATAGGTTTCCGGCAGAGTAGAGTCTCCACAGATAACTCGATGCTTGCCCAAATGCCAAATATCCCCTGCTTGGGAGATACACGGCTTTTCAAGCTCCGCATCCACATCGAAGTCATCTTCCTTGGCATCACCATCGTCAACGGCGAAAAGGTCGGCAATCTCCGCTTCATCGAAGCCAGTCAAATCAAGGTTGAAGTTCATGCCCTGCAAGGCTTCAATCTCGACACGGAGCATTTCCTCGTCCCAGCCTGCGTCCATCGCATAGCGGTTGTCCGCCAATATGTAGGCTTTCTTCTGAGCCTCCGTCAGATGGTCAACGAAAACGCAGGGGACATCGGCGATGCCTTCCGCTTTAGCGGCAAGCACACGCCCGTGTCCGGCTATGATGCCGTAGTCACGGTCAATGATGACGGGATTGATAAAACCGAACTCCCGGAGGGATGAGCGCAGTTTTGTGACTTGCTCCGGCGAATGCGTCCGGGCATTGTTGGCATAAGGTACGAGCTTGCCGATGGGGACAAGCTGCATATCCGTGGTGGTCTTTCCCAAGATGGTCACCTCCATTGGATTTTTGGAAAAGCAGGAAATCAAAAATTGTTGCAGAATTACATTATTGGGGGAGTGAATAGATTTTGATGGGATATGTGTTTTTAGGGCTTGCTATTTTGTTGGAGTTCATCGGTACGACTTGCATGAAGCTGTCCGAGGGTTTCTCGCATATTCCTTATGCAATAGGAACATTGACGGCCTACGGTCTATGCTTTTACTTTTTCGCTTTGTCTCTGAAGACCGTCCAACTGAACATTGCTTACGCCACTTGGGGAGGGCTTGGTGTTGTTCTTGCGGCATCGGTATCGTATTTTTATTTTCACGAAAGCATATCCACCGCCGGCTTGATAGGAATTGCCCTCATAGTGGCCGGAGTGATACTGTGTAACTTTTTTGGCACGGCACACAACTAAAAAAGCGAGAGCTGCTAATGGTTCTCGCTTGATGTATATTTGAGCCGTTCCTCCGCTATGGCGCAGTATTCCGGCGATATTTCAAAGCCGATGTAATCCCGTCCGGCAAGCCGAGCCATCTTTGCCACCGTCCCGCTCCCCATGAAGGGGTCGAGAACTACATCTCCGGGATTGCTCCAAGAGATGATGTGGTCGTGAGCAAGTTTCTCCGGGAATATGGCAGGGTGCTTGTAGGCAATCCTGTCCGTGGTGGATTTCATGAATCCCATTCCGTAATGCCAGACGTTGGTGCGGATTCCGAATGGCTTGACCTTGCGGCCTGTGTGTTTCTCCACCGCCGACATATATTTCACAGTCCCGTCGGCCTTCCGCTCAGTCCCCGTGATCCTGTCGCCCCCGGTCTTGTTGGGCTTATCGGCAATCAGATGTACAGTCCCTATTCGCTTTCCCTTCACCAAGACGAACATATACTCGAATGACGGATAGTAGCGAGTGGTTTCGGGGTACGGGCAGGAGTCCTTCAGATACACCATCTTGTCATGCAGGAGGAATCCTATCTCCTTGAAGCGGAGAGCCTGCCGGAAAGAAGTCCCTGTCTCGCTCCCCTTCACCGTTGCGTCATTGACCACCCACACCACCACGCCACCGTCCTTGGTCACTCGGAAGAGTTCTGCGGCAACGGCATCGAAGTCAAAGCTGTAGCCCTTGTACATCCGCAGATTGTCGTAGGGCGGAGAAGTGACCGTCAAATCCACGGAGCCTTCATCAAGGAGTTTCATGCCAGCCACGCAGTCCATGTTGTAGATCCGGTTTCGAGCAAGCATCATGTCACCCCCTTGCGGGAACGGAGCAGCTGCTCCATCTTGTCCACTTGGGGCAGTCCCTCAAAAGTGGTGGTGCAGTTCTGCTTCACGATTTCAAAAATCTCGTACCACAGGAGATTGGCCTGCTTTTGGTAGGCGTTCGCCATCTGGACGAAGGGAGAGGAAATCGCGCCGCCTGTGGTCGGGTGTTTCCCGAGCAGGCCATAGGAACTGACAGCCTCATCGCATTGGATGAAACGGGCGAAAGACTGAGCGTAGCTTTCGATGAGCCGAGGGTTCACCAGCTTTTCACAGCCCCGCTCCTTGAGCCAGATCCAAGTCTCACGGAAAATCTCGTCTGCGCCGAGTGGTCTGCCGTCTCGTTGCTTTGCCGACAGGTATTCGCTGGGCTGTGGCATTTCCTCGCCGTAGAGGTCGGCAGCATTGGTCAGTTCCGCGCCGTTCAGTTCCGTCATGGGAAACTCCATCACGGTAGCCTCGCGCCCGTTAGCAATCTTATCCGCCAGAGCGTCCGGCTTATCTCCGGCGCGTACACGCCGCCCGCCTCGATTTGTTCCGTCTTTCGCCATCGTTTCACCTCCCGTGGGTTAATACCCCGTTTGAACCATAATTTTTGTGCGTGAGCCCCCGTGCCGGTCATGGTGCGGCAGGGTTGGCAAGATTTTGGCTCCCCCAGGGGGACGTCACTCGCTTTTCCTGCGCCGATGGATTTTCTCATGGCAGCTCACGCACAGACTCCGCAGATTGCTCTCGTCATTCGTGCCGCCATCTGCGATGGGCTTCACATGATGCACCAAGGTTGCCACCGACGCTCTCCCCAGCCCAAGGCACTCCTCGCAGAGAGGATGCGCCGAGATGTATCGGTCGCGAATCTTCTTCCAGGTGCTTCCATATCTCTCATGCTGATTGTAGCCACGGGCGAAATGCTCGTAATGCCTCTGCATCAGACTTCGATGTTCCTCGCAGTAGCCCGTCTTGCTGTCTGTCAGATTTGGACAGCCGCCGTAGCGGCAGGGGCGTTTCGGTTTCGTTGGCATCAGCTTCACCTCGGCAATAAAAAACCTCCGCAGGGATTGCTCCCTCGGAGGCGTTCGCTCATACTTTTCTACTCTACATTATAGCGAGTCAAGAGATTCCCACAATATCTCAAACACTCTCACATACTCTCACTTGCTCTTTTTTTCGAGATTTTGCAAGATTTTTTTGTGAAGCCGGAACACGGTGCTTAATCCGCAGTTCATCTCCACAGCGACATCGGGCCATGACTTGCACATCACATACCGGGTACGCAGGAGGCGTTGCCATCTGGCATTCTGCACTTTGTCGATGAACTCGCTGATTTCCATTTTGATGGCTACCAGACGGTCAATCTTCTCGTTGACTTCTTTCTCCTTGTCCACGATGCGCTCCACCCACTTGGCGAAGGGAGCCTCGCTCGGTGCGCTGTGCGTCACCTTTTCGTCCAACCGACTGCCGCCAATGTTCATGGACAAGCGGCGAAGGCTGTCCAGTTCAGCCATTTCGGAGTTTATCATATCGTCGATATGAAGTGCCCTGCCTAAAAATTCCTTAACTCTCATGCTCCTCGCCCTCCATTTTCTTGATGCGTTTTAACAGCCAAGCCCCGTCGATAGAGGTCAGATTCGTATACCAATCGGAAAGGAAGAATTTCTCGGTTTCCGATACCATCCGCTCATTGGCAGAGATATTGTCCAAGAGCCGCTCCTCCCGACTTTTACGCTCACGCTCCCTCGGCAGATTGATTTTCCTACGCTCTTCCCGGCGTTTTTGTCTTTTGGTACGCTGGGTGGCAACATCAGCCTCCAGTTCATCTGTGCGAGGATGCGTCTTGAGAAATTTCACGGCGTTCCTGTGGTCGGTTGCCGCCTGTTCGATGATGGCATTGGCTAATGCCTCGTAGGGGTTCATCTGCCCACCTCCGCTTTGACGGCTTCAATGAGAGCCGCTTGGGTCTTGTTCTTCTGCTTTAGGGCATTCAGGATACGGCGGTCGATTGTCCCTTGGGTGATGATGTGCTGCACCACCACCGTTTCCGAGGTCTGGCCTTGCCGATAGAGCCTTGCCACCGTTTGCTGGTAAAGCTCCAAGCTCCACGTGATACCGAACCATACCAAGGTGGAGCCACCACTTTGAAGGTTCAGCCCATGTCCCGCAGAGGCAGGGTGGATAAGAGCCACGGGAATTTCGCCCTTGTTCCATCGGCTGATGGCGGCATCGGCATCCAATCTGGCACAGGAAACCTTGGTGGACTTGAGCCGTTGCTCTATTCTCTCTGCATCATGCTTGAACCAGTACGCCACGAGGAGCGGCTTGCCGTTCATGCTCTCGATGATGTCCTCCAAAGCGTCCAGCTTGCGGTCGTGTATGTGGAGGACACCGCCGCCGTCCGTGTAGACCGCGCCGTTCGCCATCTGGCAAAGCTTCCCGGAGAGGACTCCGGCATTGGCTGCCGTCACTTCCTCGTCCTTCATCTGGATGGTCAGCTGTTCGCACATCTCGGAATAAATCTCCCGCTCCGCCTTGTCCATCTGCACCGTGTATTCGCTCTCGACGAGTTCCGGCATGGGGAGATGGTCGGTAGCCTTCATGGATATGGTGATGTCGGAGATTTTCTCGTAAATCTCATCCTCGGCTCCCGGCTGGGGGACATAGGAGAAAACCACTTGCCCGTTCCGTTTGTCCGGCATGAAGTAAGTCTGCCGATACCTCGTGATGTATCTCCCCAGCCGCTTTCCCATGTCCAGAACCTTGAACTCGGCAAAGAGATCCATCAGCCCGTTGCCGGAGGGTGTCCCCGTGAGGCCGATGGCTCTCTTGGCAAGGGGACGAACCTTCATCAGCGACTTGAACCGCTTGCTCTGCCAATTCTTGAAGGAGGACAGTTCGTCAATGACGATGGTGTCGTAGGTGAAGTCCGTTTTCTCTACCAGCCATGCCACATTCTCACGGTTGATGATGTATATGTCTGCCGATGCTTGGAGAGCCGCCATCCGCTCCTTCTCCGTGCCAACGGCTACGGAATAGCGGATACCCTTCAAATGCTCCCACTTGCCTATCTCCTGTGGCCATGTCAGAGTAGCGACTCTTAAAGGCGCTATGAGCAGCACACGGGAAATCTCGAAACGGTCAAACAGAAGGTCATTCAGAGCCGTCAGAGTGATTGCCGTCTTGCCCAGCCCCATAGACAAGAGGACGGCGGCAATCTCGTGGTTTTCGATGAAGTCAATGGCGTATTTTTGATACTCATGGGGAATGAATTTCATGGGGCATCACCTCCTACAGTTTGTTCTCGTTGTAGAGCGGCCAGTCAAAGCCATTCACCTTGGCAATGCTGTCCCACATGACGCACTCCCGCACTGCATTCAACTTGACCAGCACGTAGCAGGGATAAACCTTCAGCACGGTGCCGGTAGCGGGAATGGCAGCACCGGGCTGGCGTACCAGTTGGGATGTGCTGTTGCAAGCCCCATAGCTGTGAAAGAAAATCTTATCTCCGGGCTTAATGCCACTCATCATCTCGTAAACCTTGCTAAGTTCCATTACGCTTCCTCCCCAATCTCAGCCAACACGCCCTGAATCTGCTCCGCACCGTCAATCACATACACCTTGCACCCCATTTGCCGGAGGAGATTGTGCCGCGCCTCCTGCAAAGGACGAGGTTTCTTGCCCGGTGCCTTGACCTCAACGAACCCCATCTTGCCTCCCGGCAGGATGATGATACGGTCGGGCATACCATCGAATCCCGGTGAAGTAAACTTGGGAGCGATGCCTCCCACGGCTTTGACTGTCTTTACCAATTTTTGCTCGATGGTTTTCTCGCTTACGGCAATTTGGGGATTCAAGATGTATTTGTGCATGGGCGGCCTCCCGTTATAGTATTCAGGCTCGGCTTTTACGGCGATAATGTCACCATTGACTTCGAGAAAGTCCAGCACGGGCTGAACCTCCGCGACGCTCTTGAACTCACGACAGTTCCGCATGGCATCACGGCGATTGAATTTGGTGATATTCCTCTCATACATAGTCTGCAAAATGCGGTCAGCTTTTTGCAGCATGGTCTTTTTCATTCTCAAGCCCTCCATTTTTGTCATAGCGTCATTCCAAGATTTTCTCGTTATGACACGCCATTTGTTCTCGTGAAGCCTTATGCGACAAGGGTTCTCGTATTTATGTCATTAAAGTCATTTTTGTCAGTGGGGTATGGGAAAAAACCTATTTTTGTACTGAAATTAACATAATAATAATAAACTCAACTTTCCCACCACGAAAATGAAGCCAATCCCTTGAAAATACTGGCATCGCGTAGGATAAAAAGCTCTGCTTGACAACAAAATAGCACCTGTTCTTGGTATAATGGAATCAGCAACAACCCC